AGTGACACGAATGAGTAGCAACAAAAAAGCAAGAGAAGAGCTAGAGAAAAGATATGGATCAGAATGTTTTATAGAAAAATTGCATTTAAGAAAAGACACAGAACCAAGAAAGTATAAATCAAAAAATCAAATGAAGAAAATGAATCAGCTCAGCTATCATCATATAAAAATGAAAAAGGATGGAGGAAAGGCTACTGTAGAGAATGGTGCATTGCTTTCACTTGAAAACCATGCTTGGTTTCATAAACAGGATGAATCTACACAAGGATATTTAAATGCAATATTTCAAGAACATAAAAGACAAGTAGATGACTGCACAATTAAGTTTGTAGATTTTATAGAGACACCATATAAAATATGCCCTTTAGAGATTAATGTAGGTGAAAAAAGTAAAGATAACAGAACAAAGAAAAAGCAAGAAAGTAAGAAAACAATTAAAGAGAGCGAGGAAGAAGAAAGATGATAATATTAACTCAAAACCAAGATGAAATATTGAATTTTGATAATATTATGAATATAGAGATAACGAACTGCGACGAAGATGGATTTGGAATATTTGCAGGAGTTATTATTGGAATTGATGATAATTATAGATTATTAGGATATTACAAAGATGAAAAAAGAGCAAAAGAAGTGTTACAAGAAATAATAAAAAATTATAACAGGATGTATGACGATTATAAAATGCCGTTAGAATAGGAGGTACAAATGAAATACATATTAGCAGCAATAATATCAATAATTTTTGCAATATACTTATACAGATTAACAGAAATAGCTTGTGATTTAGTAGATGAAATTTGCGATAAATGGGAGAAAAGAAAAATAAAAAACTGGAAAATTAAAAAAGATATTGATTTGAAAGAATTAGAAAAATTTGGATATAAAATAATTCCAGAACGGGATTTATGCAAAAAGCATAAAAAGAATCCATCCTATGCAAGATGCGAATGTAACTGAATATTTTATTACAGTTGAAAAAGATAGAACTTTAAAAAAATATGAAGTATGGAGTTATTTGAATAAAGCATTTTATCAAAAAGAAAGACATTTATTTAAGTTTTATATAAAAGAATTGATTAAGGCAGGATTAGTAGAAAAGGTAGATGATGAGAAATGAGAATGTTTATATATTTTTTATTAGGATTTTTAATGGGATTAGCTTCAACTAATAAGCTAGTAATAGAAATAACTCAAAAAGAAAATAAGGAGGATTAACATATGATTGGATTTATGATTGGATTATTTATTGGAATGATCTTAGGTGTAATGTCAATGTGTTTATTGATAGTAGCTAAAGATGAGGAGGACATAAATAAATGATATTAAAAAAGTGGAATTATAAAAAACATGATTACGATGACTTTGAAATACCAGATAATTGGAATGTTAAAACAAGATATGTTGATGATAATGAGATAGTAAACTGTGCACAATGTGGAAGAAAAATTAAACATGCTGATTGCTATACATCTTTAGAAATACATACAGATATAGGATTTGGATATGGAGTTTGTGAATGGTGTTATGAACAAGAATGGAAAAGAAGAGAAAAAGATAGGAAGAATAAAGAAAAATTGTAAGTATTATAGTGAAAGAAATTATCACAAATGTAAGATTCTAAATTATTTGATGTGTAGAAATTCAAAATGTCCATTTTTTAAAAGAAAGGAAATAAATATGTGTGAATACATCAAAGAAAATAAATATATTAGAATAAAAATAGATAGACCAGGTATGTCTTTTAGAGCAAGTATTGCAATTAATAAGTATTGTTGGAATGAACGAGAAAAAAGATATTATGAAATAAATTTTGAAACATTTCACCCGTATGATTATAAAGATGAAACAGAAGCGTTAAATAAAGCAAAAGAGTGGTTAGAAAATGAAGTTAAGAAATTCCAAGCAGGATTAGTAGAAAAAGTACAGTAGCTAGGAGGAACTATGAAAAATGAAATAAAAATACCAACAAACAAGAATTTATTTGATATTGGTACACCAATAAATAAAGAAATTAAGTATATTAATAATAGTGGATATAGAGTTATAAGCATAGCTTTAAATGAAAGAACATTAAACCGTTTAAAGGAATACAATATATATGGATTTAAAAATGTGGACGGAAAAGAAATAAAAACAATAATAAACAATAATTTATTGGATTCTCAAGTTGAAATATTTAGAGAAAAGAAAGATAGAGCTACAGAATTTGTATCTTATGAAATATAAGTTATAAAGTAGAAAGGAAATAGGATATGGAACTAAAAATGAAATTACCATATATTTGTAATAAATGTCATAAACCTCTACCAAAAGAACATTGTAGATTATCAGAGAATTATGGATATGGGACAAGCACAATAAAAAAATGGGATCTATGTGATACTTGTTACAAATTAGTAAATGATTTTATAAATGACAAAAGAGAATTAAACCAACAAGAAATATTAGAACTATTTCCAATATTTAAGAAAAAAGATTAGTAGAGTAGATTTAATAGAAAGATATGTAGAAGTAATAGGAAATATATATGAAAATAGTGTTTATAAAATAAAAATAGAACGGATAATCGTTCTATCGAAAGATTGCAGTAAGTACCTTTAAAAAATACCAAGGTACTGGTAATTCAATATGGCTTTTAATATAGCTTTTATAAGAATCACCTACCTTTCAAGATGATTGTAGCATAAAAATAAATAAAAGTAAAGGAGTTTTGTTGAAATGAATAAAAAGATAAGGATTATAGATATTTTAAATATGATTAGTCAAGAACAGGAAATGCCTAAAAAAATAAAATACAGAGATGATATATTAAAATATGATAAAGATTGTCAAGATTATATTGGGGTAAAAGAAATAGGAAGTGGTTCATTTTTTAATTTCTTATTTGTAAATGCACCAACACTTAATTTTATAAATGACTATGTTGAAATATTAGAAGATAATACAGAAGATATAGAAGAACTAAATAAATTATTTGAGCAAATAGGATATGATGTAGGTAAAATAACTATGGAAATAGCAAAAGGACTTGAAAAAGCGATTAAGGAATCAAGAAAGGAGAAATAAATGGCAGGATTTATAGCAAAACAGCCAAATGGAAAGTTTTGTAGATTTAGTTCTGTAGTAGATTGCCCTACACATATAAATATGACATTCGAGGACTATGTAAAAGTGATAATGAAAAGAGGCTATAATGAAGATAAAGCTAGAGAAGAAGCTAAAGATATTATACAAAACTACTTATGTCCATTTAGTGATGTTTCAAGATATTTTGTGGATAACAATATGACAAATAAAGAATTTCAAGAATGTATAAAGAAAATGAATGATAAAAATGGCACTTATGAAGAGTGTTAAGAAAGGAGAAAGATTAAATGGCATATAAAGCGGAAAATATAGATACTGATAAATTTTTAGAACATATTAGGTTTTTAGAAGATTATGATAGAACTAATGAATATAGAGAAAAATCTAATGTGGAAAAGTATCATGAAGGATATAGAAAAGCATTAAATACAATAAAAGATATGTTTTATTGTTGCAATTATGAAAAAAGAGAAAGAGAGGATAAGCAATGAAATTTAATTTTGGAGATTTAGTTGTAGTAGATAAAAATTTATTAGGTGTAATAGTAAAATGTAATAAAGATACTTATGATGTTTATGTTAAAGTATTTGAAAACATTGCAGAGTATGAAGAAAAAGATATAAGAAAAGCAAAAAAGAAAGTTTTTGATGGTACAGAAAATTGGGAGGAAACTAATGAAATGTAATAAATGTGCTAAACAATTTCTATGTAAAAGAAAAGAGTGCAAATTTAAAAGTTTTAGAGAAATAAAAAATTATGGAGTTCCAAGGAGGATAAAAGAATGCAGCAAGGAGACAAAGTAACAGTTGATTATTATAACAGTGAGTGTTATACAAGTAAAATAAAAACCAAAAAATTAACTGGAGAATTTATTAAAGATTATGGAAATTACATACAAGTCTTTGATAGATTTCATTTAAGAAAAAGCATTATGAAAAATGACATACTAAAAATAGTTAGATGTTAGGAGGTACTGATGGAAAAAGAAGAGTTGATACAGCTTTTAAAAAACTACAAAGAGAATAAAGCGAGACTAAATATAAAATTAAAAGATCTAAAATCAGCAAGAATAAAATTAAAATATTGTGAAGATGCAGAAACATCAATAACAAGTTTGACAGGAGTAAATCAAGACATACAAAGTAAAAACAAAATAAGCAACAAAGTATTAAACAAAGTAATTAAAAATGCAGAAGAAAGAGAAAAGATAGAAGAGAAAATAACAAAGCTAGAAGATGAAGTCAAAATATTAAGATCAGAAGTAGATGAAGTAGATGACAGATTAATGGCATTAAAGTATAAAGAAGAAAAATTAGTTAGAGCATATTACATAGATGGAAGAACATATGAAGATATAGGAAATAATTTATACTTTGAATTATTTTCTCAAACAAGAAGCGGTAAACAGATAAAAAGGACAATAGAAATTGCAATAGAAAAAATGGTAAAATTATAAAAAGTCTAAAAATGTCCGCAAAATGTCCTATAAATGTCCTTTTAATTGACAAAAATATATGTTATAATATAAATAATCAATAAAAGGCCACAAATTTTATAATTGTTTCTTTTCTTATGATGAGTTATGTACATTAGTGCATAGCTCTATTTTTATATTAGCAGGTTGAAAGCGTGGGTTCCACAGTGACTCTGACAACTGGAACATCTTGCCTTGGTACACGCCTGAAGAGAAAGCTGACTACTTTCGAAACATACCTTAAAGACATGTATTTAAGCAATGAATGTCAACAGGTGTGTAGCGTGGAGTCTTCCAACCAAGGGAATAACTGAAGACCTAGGAGTCACGCTTTGAGCCTACTAATAGGATATTAATGTACTAGGCAACTTTAATATTTAATGCTGTATTTTATTCCTTTTATAAGATAATATCTACATCCTAGTTAGTAGATCATATATGTGTCTTTGGTGTAAATGGTAGCACAATAGTCTCCAAAACTATTAGTTAAGGTTCAAGTCCTTAAAGATATGCCAATAGCTTGTTAACCTGATTTAACGGGTACGATTTATTCGTGTTCTAGGAGTAATGAGTTATAAATAGAACAAAAATAGGGTAGCTCCCGACAAGCACAGAACTCCACTGTGCTTTTTTGTTGTTTAAATATGGAGAAAAATAATGGGAGGTTATTTTGATGAGAGAAATATGGAAAGATATAAATGAATATGAAGGGTTATATCAAGTTAGTAGTTTAGGAAATGTAAAATCAATTAAAAGTAATAAGTTTTTAAAAATAAATATGACTGGAGAATATGATTTTGTTTCATTATATAAGAATAATAAAAAAACAATAAAGAAAGTGCATAGATTAGTAGCTGAAAATTTTTTAGAGAATATTGATAATTATGAATGTGTAAATCATAAGGATGAAAACAAAAGGAATAATTGTGTAAATAACTTAGAATGGTGTACTAAAAAATATAATTGCAATTATGGGATTAGAAATGAAAAAATGAGCAAAAGAAAAAGTAAATATAAAATAAAACAGTTAGATTTAAATAATACGATAATTAAAATATGGAATAATGTTTGGGAACTAAGAGAAAGTACAAACTACAACATTAATGTTATAAGACAATGTTGTAAAAAGAAGTGCAAAACTTGTTATGGATACAAATGGGAATATGTTACATAGTGTTTATAGATAGAATATAGTGCTAAATTCCCTTAGTGAAAATCAGTTCCTAGTAAAACAAAAGGGTTAAGATTGCAGTCGGTTTAGTGCTATATTGTGTTTATAAAAGAAAAGAGGTAAAGTATGGATAAATATATTAACTATTCATTTTATGATGAAACAGGAAAACATATTTTAATAATACATAAGAATACACCACAAGAATCAATAGAGAGATACAAGGAGAAATATGATGAAGTAAAATACGAGGAGTAAAGCCTATGAGAGGTAGTAAAATAGCCAAGTATATAGAGAATGACATGAGAAGAGATAATTATTGGAAAAATAAAGTAGTAAGAAGAAAATGTTATATAGATAAACAAAAACAGTGTGATAAATGTGCATATAGAAATATTTGTGAAGTTGCTGAAAGCAAAACTAATGAAGAATAGGCGATTAAAAAAATATTGAAGATTACATAATTTGACAAAAACTTAAATATAATGTATAATACTTAAGACAAAACTACGGTTTTGGGAAGGGAGATACTATATGCCAAAGACTTATGAAGACGATGAAGTCAAGATTTGGGTGAACAATGTTACAGACGATTATGGGAACAAGAGCGAAGAAGTTCGGCAGATGAACATCAAAGATAAGGCTGATGGTACCCATACCTATTATCAGGTAAGTTCTGGAAAACAGGGAGTAGCCTTTGAAGACTACAGACCTTCTAGGGATCAGGAAAAAGATTAGTATCAAAAAAAGGCAGTCAATGTGACTGTCTTTTTATTATGTGAAAAACGTAAAAAAGTATATGTAAAAATAAAGAAATAGAGGAAAAAATGAAAAAAGAAAGATTTGAAGTTGGTGATAATTTATTATTTACTGGACAAGATTATGCTCTTGCAAAAGTATTTGAGTATGAAAAAATATTTAAAGACAGGGACTTAATTGTAGAAGCAATTTATAGATGTCCGTGTGAAGAAAATAAAAATGATAAGATAAAATTTAGAGGCATAGAACGGATATTATCGTTCTATTTTCTTTAGTAGAAAGGAGCGGAAATGGAAAAGCTATTTGATTTAATGAAAAAGAATTTAGGAAAAGATTATAAAACAGTTTCTGAATTTAATGAAGATATAAACAATGTTGATATGAAAATAGTAGCTGAAACAATGTATCAGTATATGTATTATCAAGAAACTATATCAAATGTAGATATAGATAGATTTAAAACATACATTGATATAGTAAAAGAAAGAAAAGAGAATAAGTAAATATGTATACAGTAAATCAAATAAAGCAATTAATTGCTGAAGGAAATAAATATAAATTTTATAAGGATACATATTGGAGAAATTATTTATCTCCAAAAATAATAGAAAGAGATCATTATGAATGTCAAGAATGTAAAAAAGAAGGAAAGCTAACTATAAAACAACATAGTAGAAAATTAGATGTACATCATATTAAAGAATTAGAAGAATATCCAGAGCTTGCATATGAAGAAAGTAATTTAGAAACAGTATGTGTAAATCATCATAATATACTCGATGGAAAGAACATAAGAGGAACAAAGAAAAAGAAATTCGTAAATGAGGAGAGATGGTAAATGGAAAGTGATAAAGAAATATTACAAAAACACCTAAATGAATTATACATGAAAAGTAAAGATGGAGATAAAGTTGTACATGCATTACGAAGAGTAATGGACTTGTTAGATGATACCATATGGATAAATAATAAAATAGACTTATTAATAGCAGTAAATAATGGACAAGTAGATGTATATCAACAAGGTAATAGATTAAATAAAATAGAAAAATTAGAATTTAATTACAATAAAACAGAAACACCTATTTTAGAAATAAAACAATTTATTTAAGAAAGGAAAAGTTTATTATGCCAAGAAAATCAAAAAAGATAGAAGAAGAAGTAATTGATAATGAGATTAAAGTGTTAGACATAGAAGAAGATACAGATAAAGATACAATTGATAAAGAAGCGGTTAATATAGAAGAAATGAAGCTAACAATATATGGACATGAGTATAGAGTTTCAGAATTAATTGAAATGAAAAAGAAAGAAAAGAAAACATATTTAGAGAAAGAAACTATAAATAGATTTAATGAATTAATGTATAACTATTATAGAGGAATAAAACATTCAGTATTAAAAGAGTGCTGCGGAAAAGTATATACATTAGAAGAATTAAAGAGAAGTCTAAATGATAAAACATATAAGTTAATAGATATAAGAATGAGTAGAAAAGATATAAGATTTGATAAAGTTACAGTAGATACTGTATTAAAATACATTGAAGAAGCGGAAAAATAAAAAATTATGTTAATAAAGAAATAAAAATACCCCCTATCAAAAATTTTGAATGAAAAATTGAAGCATTGGTAACGGGGAGCTTTCAAATAAAAAGATATTTTTTGAAAAATTCGCATGAGGGGAGGGGGACATAAAAAAATGCCAAGAAAAAGTAAGAAAAAATCAGAAAAAAATAAAGAAATGCAAGATGAAAAATTACAACCAGATAAATACGAAGAATTAAAAACAGCATTAACAGAACAACTAATAACTCATAATAATTATAATAAAGTTACAAGAGATTTAATTGATAAATATATAGAATATACTAAAATTGAAGATAGTTTGATTATAGATATTAAAATAAGAGGAGTTAATGTTGAGTGGAATAATGGCGGTGGACAAAATGGGGTTAAGAAAAATGACAGTATTGCAGAAGCTACTAAAGTTAATGCTCAAAAAATAAAGATTCTTGATAAATTAGGTATAAAAGCACCTGAACCAAAAGCGGGTGATGAAGATTATGAAGTATAACAAATATATAGACAGATGGTTTGAAATTGTTGAAAATGAGGAAATAAGAGTTTGTAAAGAACAAAAGCAAATGGTTGCATGGCTTAAAAATAAATTGGATAATGAAGATATAGTAATAAACGATGAAGAAATAGAAAAAGCTATTGTAACGAAAGAAAAATGGTTCGATTATAAATTATTAGATTGGGAAAAATTTCTTGATGCATGTGAATATGGTTTATATTATAAAGATGGCTCATTAGTTTTTAATGAGTTTTTTATTATGGGAGGAAGAGGATTTGGTAAAAATGGATATATAAGTACAGAAATTTTTTATCAAACTACAAAACAGCACGGGATAAAAGAATATGATATAGACATTATTGCTACATCAGAAGAACAAGCCAAAACGTCATTTATGGATGTTCACAATATGATAGAAGACAAACCTAAACTAAAAAGAGCGTTTGATATTACACTAGAAGAAATAAAAAATAAGACAACAAAATCAAGTGTAAAATATAATACAAGCAATTCTAAAACAAAAGATGGTAGAAGACCAGGACATGTATTTTTTGATGAGATACACGCTTATGAAGATTATAAAAACATAAAAGTTCATACAACTGGAGGAGGAAAGAAGAAAAATTTTAGAATAACATATATAACAACAGATGGAGAAGTAAGAGGCGGAGTAATTGATGATTATAAAAAAGAAGCTGAAGATGTATTTAGTGGAGTTATAAAAAATTCAAGAACATTATTCTTTATTTGCAAATTAGACAATGAAAAAGAAGTTAAAGATCCTAAAAATTGGATTAAAGCAAATCCGTCATTAAATGTATTTAAAGATTTAATGAATACTATGCTTGATGAATATCAAAAAGCACAAAGAAGGCCTTCATTATTTCATGAGTTTATGACTAAAAGAATGAATATACCGCATCAAGATGAAACAAAAGCTGTTGCAAAGTGGGATGATATATTAGCAACTAATCAAAAAATTCCAGAATTAAAAGGACAAGCATGTATTGGAGGACTTGACTATGCAAGCGTTCGAGATTTTTGTGGAGTAGGATTATTTTTTAAAAAAGATGGAAAAAAGATATGGATACATCAGACGTTTATAAATAGAAATAGCCCACATCTTCCATTAGTAAAAAAAGAAGTATTAGAAGAGGCAGATGCAAAAGGTGAAATAATATGGATAGATACACCAACGATATCTCCTGATGTTGTTGCTCAATGGTTTATTGAAAAGATGGCAATATACAATATTATTGCAATAGCAATAGACAAGGTAAAAGCTAATTATTTTATAGAAGCTTTTAAAAAGGTAGGATTAACTGTAAGAAATTCAAGCAATAAAACTGGCGAAATAGTAATTGTTAGAAGTGGAGAATTTACTGATACAATGGTTTATGGAGTATTAGAAGATTGGTTTTCTAATCATAACTTAATATTCGGTGATAGTTCATTAATGCGTTGGTATGTAAACAATACTGCTGTGGAACCTAGAAAAAATGGAAACAAAGCTTTTATAAAAATTGAATATCAAAGTAGAAAAAATGACGGATTTATGGCTTTTGCACATGCAGTAAGTATACAAAATGAGTTAGAAGAAGCACAAACAATTGATGAAGAATACCTAAAACAATTTATGAAAACATATTAAGTTTTATCTGAAAGGGGTGAATAAAATTGAGTTTTATTGAAACAGCAAGTGAATATATTCACAAGTGGTTTAATAAGAAGAATGAAATATGTTTATCAGAATGTATAGATTTGATAAATGATACTTGTTATAAAGAATTGGGATTACAAAAAGCAATTTCACTTATAGCAGGATCTTTTACTTCGACAAAATTTCGAACTTATGATAAACACAAGGAAGTACAAAAAAACTTGTATTACAAATTAAACATTTCACCGAATATAAATCAAAATAAGTATGATTTTTATCATAAATTTATAAATAATTTGATAAGAAATCAAGAAGCATTAATGTTTGAAATAAATGATGATATTTTTGTGGCAGATCATTTTTCTACACATAAGTTTGCATTTAAAAATTATTATTTTGACAAAATTGTATTAGATGGTTACCAATTAAAAGATACATTATTTATGAATGATGTTTTATATTTTTCATTAAATAATGATAAGATTAGAGGATTAATTAATAGTATAAATGATAATTATTCAAGACTTTTGACATCATTAGAAAATGCTTATGTAAGAAACAAGTTGAGAAAAATAATTGTAAATATTGATACGACAAACAATATGCAAAAAGGCGAAAACAATGATATGCAAACTCTTGTGGATAGTATAATTAGGCCATTTGTTGATGGTGAAAGAAATGTTTTAACATTGCCAAAGGGATTATCATTAGTGAATCTGGATGAAAAAGGCAATAAACAAAATGATTCTATATCAGAGTTAACAGATGCAGGAAAGGAAATATTTGAAAAAATTGCAATAATATTTGATATACCTGTAGATTTGTTATATGGAAATAAAAATGAATTAGACGAGCAAGAAAAAATGTATATGACACATGCTCTAAAACCTTATGCTGAAATGTTTAATTCAGAAGTAAACAGAAAGATTTATTCAAAAAATCAAATACTTAAAGGTTCATACATGAAAATGGATTTAGTCACAACAGAGTTTATTAATTTATTAAAATCAGCGGATTCTTTAGATAAATTATTTAGAATAGGATTTAGTAATAATTTCTTAAGAGACAAGCTCGGAGAAGAAAAATCTGAAAAAGAATGGGCTGATAAAGAATATGTAACTAAAAATTACATGTCTGTAGAAGGAGGTGAGGAAGAATATGAAGAATATACAAAATCAAATAAAACAGATGACAGCTAATAGTGCAGACATTTACATTTATGGAGACATATACGATAGCTGGTGGGATGATGATAATTCTGCTGTTTCTCTTAAAGACAAATTACTTGAATTAGGTGATATTAATGAAATAAATTTACATATCAACTCACTAGGTGGTGACGTTTTTGAGGGAATAGCAATGTTTAACTTATTAAAACAACATAAAGCTACAGTCAATGTATTTATAGATGGAATTGCAGCAAGTATAGCAAGTGTTATTGCTATGGCTGGTGATAATATCTATATGCCTAAAAATTCAATGATGATGATACATAATTGTTGGAGTTATGCATGCGGAAATTCAAAAGAATTTAGAAAACTTGCAGATGATCTAGATAAAATCATGGAAGCATCAATTGAATCTTATATGTCTAAAGTAAATATTACAAAGGATGAATTAAAAGAATTACTAGATGCAGAAACTTGGTTAACCGCTCAAGAATGTTTTGATAAAGGATTTGCAGATGAATTATTACCTATTTCAGATGATATTGAACAATCTGCAAGTAAAAGTATAATGGATTTAGCTAAAGAAAACCAAAGCTTAAAGATAGAAAATCAAAAATCTAAAGAAAATCAAATAAATATTACAAAAGAGACTATAGAAAATATAGTTGAAGAAACATTAGAAAAATATTCAAAAAAAATGGAAAAAAATGAAAAAAATAAAAATGAAGATTCAAAACCAAATATGTTTGAATCTTTTTTAAATGGAATTTTAAAAAATGAAAGGTAGGATTAAATTATGGGTATAAGAAATTTAAACAAAGAAGAAATCAAAGAGAAGGCTTTAAAAGCTTTAACAGAAGGAAATTCAGAAGAACAAGCAGAAGTAATGCAAGATTGGATGGAAATGGTTGCTGAAGAAGTAGCACAAAAGGTTACTAAAGATCAAGCAACAATCAATGATGATACTATTATTCTAACAAATAGAGGTGTTCAACAATTAACATCAGAAGAAGTAAAATATTTTGAAAAATTAGCTGAAGCAATGAAATCTGATAATGTAAAAGAAGCATTAACTAATTTAGATGTTGTAATGCCAACAACAACTATAAATAGAGTATTTGAGGATTTAATTGAAGCTCATCCATTATTACAAAGAATTAGAATAACAAATGTAACAGGTATAACAGAAACAATAAAAAGAACTGGTGATGCTGAAACAGCATGGTGGGGAGATCTATGTGAAGAAGTAAAGAAAGAATTAGAAGCTGGATTTAAAAAAGAATCTGCAACACTATATAAATTAAGTGCTTATTTACCACTATGCAAAGCATATTTAAAACTTGGACCAGCATGGTTAGAAACATATATTAGAACATTATTATCTGAAAGTATTGCTAAAGGGTTAGTAACAGGAATTGTATCAGGAACAGGAGTAAAACAACCTTATGGAATGGATAGAGATTTAGAAGCTGCTGTAACACCTGGTCAACCAGTACCAAGAAAATCATTAATAAAAATAACTGATTTCGAACCAAAAACTTTAGGAAATATAATTGCTAAATTAACAAACAATGGAAAAAGAGCGGTTGAAAAAGTTATTTTAGTATGTAATCCATTTGATTTCTGGAGCAAAGTATGGCCACTTACAACTACAAAAAATGCATTAGGACAATATGTTTCTAATCAATTTCCATTTCCAGTTGACACAATTCAAGAGCCAAGTATTAATATGGGAGAAGCTTTAATTGGTTTAGCAGAAAAATATGACTTATCTATGGGAATGAATGAAAAGATTGAATATTCTGATGATTACAAATTCTTAGAAGATGAAAGAACATATTTAGCAAAATTATATGCTAATGGAAAAGCAGTTGACAATAATTCATTCTTCTTATTAGATATTTCAGATATTAATACAGAAGATAGTACAACAATAGATTTAAATGATTTGACAAAAGAAAAATTACTTGCAATGGCTGAAGATTTAGAAATTACAACTGTTTCAAACAGCAATACAAAAGCAGAAATAATTGCAGCAATTCAAGAAAAATTAAACAACTAGAATAAAGGTGGTGTCAGGAAATGACATACAATGAAATATTAAAGATGAAGCTAGGAGATAAGACTAAATTCGATGAAGATTTTTTTGAAGAAGTAAAAAGACATATTCAAGTAACTTGGGATGATGATGACACTAATCTTACAATAGCTGATTATATTAAAGATGGAGTTGAGGTACTACAAAATGATGTTGGTACCTCAATAGATTTTGATGAAGACAGAAATGCACGAAAATTATTAAGAACGTATGTAAGATATGCTTGGAATAAAAGTGAAGAATTTTTTATTCAAAATAATTTAGAAGATATTTTAAAATTAGAGGTTGACTATGGAAAAGAAAGTTGATTTTGCAAGAACAAGAAAAAGGTACCACGAAACGTATAATGATGGAATCTTATATTATGGTAGCATAAAAGTTTTAAAAAATGCAAAAAAAGAAAAAATTGGTGAAGAAATTGAAATTATAGGGAAAAGACCTTTTTCATATGTAAACATAAGAGATAATGATAGTATAGAAGCGGACTCTCTGGGATATACAATCGATAAAAAGATTAGAATCCCTATTTCTCCACTACCACAAAATATCAAAGTAAAATTAAATAATGAAGAAGATATATATGAGGTAAAGAAAAGAGATTCTGATGATAGTAGGAATATATATTTATATTTACAAAAAGCAACAAACAAGAAAGATGGTGTTGAATAATGGCTACTGATGAGCAAATTATAAAAGCTTTAGAAGAATTTAAATTACCTGTAGGAAATAAGAGAATCTATGAAAATGAATTAGATGGTAATTACCATTATTTTATTTTTCGTAGAGGTCGTTTGAGAGATACTGGTTGCGCAAGATATGTAAGACAGATTACTATTGTTTATGTTTATGAAGGGGAACAAAAAATTTCAGATTTTGACATTATTAATAAAATAAAAAATTTAGGTCTGAATTTTGTAAGTATGGATCCAGATGATGTTCAAGTGGCAAGCATAAATGATTGGATAGATATGAATACATTTATATTTGAGAGACCTGAAAGGGGTTAAAATGAGCTATAATGAAGCTGTTTTTGAAATATCAAGCAAAGATTTAGAAAGATTACAACAAAAATTTGCTTTGTTACCAAATAAAGCAGAATATGAGTTGAATAATTATTTTTGGAATGAAGTAGGCGATATTTTGAAAACAAAGGTAATGCAAAATATGCCGCGTTCTAATAGAAACAAATCAAATATAAAAAAAGCACCCAAGGTTCATGCGAAAGATGTAGAATCATTAGAAAAAATTACATACAATTTGGGAATTAAAGTGCAAACACAATTAAATCCACAGTCGAAAGACTTTGGGTATTTAATATTTCCTGATGAAGGTCGAGGAAAACATCAATCGAAAAGTCAGGAATTTTTCCATAAGTCTTTAGAGTCAGAAACTGATAAGATAGAAAGAGGCTTGATGGAACATATGAATAAAAAAATAAAGGAGGAATTAAAAAATGTCTAAACAAGTTGAAGAATTTGAAGATTATAAAATACAAGAAGGATCTATTCAATTCGATGGAGAGAGTGCAATAGGATTTGGATGCATCGGAACAATGAGCGGAAACGCAAATATTGAAGAAGTCGTTAAAAGATGTGAAGGAGCAGTAGTAAAAAAAGCAAAAAGAATTACTGATTTAAGCGTTAATCTGACAGGACATGCTAAAATACCAGCATCTCGTAAAATTATGGGATTAAGTAATGAAGGATTAAAAACAGGTGTATATGCATACGGAAGCGATTCTTTTGCAAAACCATTTACTTTTGCAGCTAAAGTAATAGATATGGAAGAAAATGTAAAATTAATAGCATTTCCAAATCTAACGGATGTAAAAGGTTTATTCTTTAATGTAAATAATGAAACAACAGAAATAGAAATGAAAGATTTCGAATTTTCTGCACTAAAAGATAGCAATAATAAATTTTACTATGAAGCTTATGAAAGTGAATTAGAAGATGATACTGTAAAAAATACTTGGCTAACTAACTTTACACCAGATTTAGTAAAAAACACAAATGATAATGGATAAATTTAAGAGGGCTCTTAATAAGAGCTCTCTTTAAAAAATATTTTTAAAGCATTATTGAGAGGTAGTGCTTTAAAAGTATTTTTTTTTGGAGGCATGTGATGAAGATTAAAAATGAAGAGATTAATTTAAAAATAACACCAAAGGCAATACAAAAAGTGGAAGAAATTTACAAAGATTTTGACGTATTGAAATTATTAAGAGAAGCAGAGGAAACAGAACCAAGAGCAAGTGATTATTATAAGCTTATATATGCAGGATATATAGGAGCAACTAATAAAGAAATAAAATATGAAGATTTTTTAGATTTAATAGAAGATTTTGATTTCGGAGAAATATCACGCATAGGTGTAGATTTATTGATAAAAAGAAAAAACTAAAATTCCAAGAAGGATTTAAAAAAGTCACTGGTAAAAATACTAAAAAGAAATATAAACAACCAGACATACATGTTGAAACATTAGCAGACATGTATGTTTTTTATGTTTATATTGATGGAATAGATGAGAACACATTCTGGAATAGTGACATATCCTTCTTGGATAACATTCATCAAAATATTGTGGCTTACGAGAATTATAGAAATAATCCAAAGGAGGTTTAATTGTGGCAAAGGATAATAAACAAAATATAAAATTTGAAGCGGATATATCAGGTTTTAAAAAAGCAATAAAAGAAGCCGAGAACAGTATAACAAGCTTAAATGCAACATTAAAACTTAATAAAACACAATTAGCTGGAAATGGAAGCTCTACACAATTACTGGGGCAAAGACTTGATGAACTAAAGCAAAAGTATCAACAACAAACAATTGAAATTGAAAATACAGAAAAAGCTCATGAAAAAGCAGTAGAATACTTTGGAAAGAATTCTAAAGAAGCAGAGAACTTAAGCAAGAAACTAACAGATTTGAAAACAGCACAGCAAAGAACTGCAAATGAGATAAGTAAAACCAATCAACAATTAATAATCCAATCTGAAAAGTTTATAAATGCAGGAAAAAGCATTACAAAACTAGGAGATAATTTAAGTAATTTAGGAAATAAATTAGACAAGGCAGGTAATAAACTTTCTGTATTGAGTGGTGGAGTTGCTGCAGTAGTAGGAGCATCATTAAAATCATCTATTTCATATGAGAGCGCTTGGACTGGTGTCACCAAAACTGTTGAAGGAACAGAAGAACAATTAAATAAACTAAGACAAGGTATATTAGATTTATCAAAAGAAATTCCATCTTCTGCAGAAGAAATTGCCGCAGTAGGTGAAGCAGCAGGACAATTAGGAATAGAGACAGACAATATATTAAGTTTCTCAAAAGCAATGATAGATTTAGGAAACTCAACGAACCTAACTTCAGAAGAAGCTGCATCACAGTTAGCTAGATTTGCAAATATTACAAAAATGTCACAAAAAGATTTTGATAAATTAGGGTCATCTATTGTTGATTTGGGAAATAATTTTGCTACGACTGAAGCAGATATAGTTGAGATGTCAATGAGATTGGCTGGTGCTGGACATCAAGTTGGAATGTCAGAAGGACAGATACTTGGACTTGCAACAGCATTAAGTTCTGTAGGAATTGAAGCTGAAATGGGTGGATCTGCTATTTCGAAAGCTATGGTAAAAATGCAAAATGCGGTTGAATTAGGTGGCGGAAAACTTGAAAATTTTATGAATACATATGGCTTTTCTCTTAAAGAATTAGAACTTATGGCAGCAAATCAAAGCAAAGAATTTAAGAAAATGGCACAAGAAATTGGAATGACATCAACAGAATTAAAGAATATGATTGATGCTGGAGTGAATTTAAGGGATTTTTCAGAAGTTGCAGGAATGTCAGCAGAACAATTTAAAAAAGCATGGAAAGAAGATGCTACAGGTGCACTAGCTGCATTTATTCAAGGATTAGGGGATGCTGAAAGTAAAGGTGAAAGTGCTATAACTATGCTTTCAGAAATGGGCTTAACTGAAGTAAGATTAAGAGATTCTTTATTAAGAGCTGCAAATGCAAGCGACTTATTCAATAAAGCAATTGAAACAGGAACAAAAGCATGGGAAGAAAATACAGCACTAACAAATGAAGCTGAAAAGAGATATGCTACAACAGAGTCACAATTAAAAACATTGAAAAATGAAATTCGAGCTAATGCAATAGAATTAGGTGATGATTTAAAGCCGATGTTAGTTGATGTTTTGAAACAAGCTAAACCACTTATTTCTAACATCAGTGATATGGTAAAATGGTTTAATAATTTAAGTGAAAAGTCAAAAACAAGTGCAAAAAGAATTGCTTTAATTACTGCTGCATTAGGGCCAGCTGTTAAAATTAGTGGGAAAATGATTTCTACTACTGGAAACATGGTATCTGGATATGGTAAATTAATTTCAAAAGTTGGTGAATGGAGTAGTAAAATAAAGATTGCAAGCACTGTAGAAGTAGCGGCTACTGCTGCTAAAAAAGCTCAGACAATTGCAACAACTGCTAGTACAGTTGCAGCTGAAACAAATACAGGAGCTTTGGTAGCACAAACAACTGTTACTACAGGTGCAACTATTGCGACAAATCTATTGAAAGTAGCGATGATTGGATTACCTTTTGTTGGTGTTATAGCAGGAATTGCAACTTTGGTTGGTACAGTTAAGGAAATGAAAGATGAGACCGCTCAAACAACAAATAAGATTAAAGAGCAAAAAGAAGAAATAGAAAAACTAAGAGAAGAACAACAAAGAGAAATGGAAAGCAATTTAGCACAAATAGACAACGTTCAAAGATTAAAAGATGAGTTGAGTCAATTAGTAGATAAAAATGGAAAAATTAAAGACGGATATGAAGCAAGAGCGAAATTTATTTTAGGAGAGTTAAATGAAGCACTAGGAACTGAATATGAGGCTACAGATGGAGTAATAAAAAAATATGATGAATTGTCTGGTAAAATAGATAATTTAATATTAAAGAAAAAAGCTGAAATCATATTAGAAACCCAAGAAGAAAGATATAAAAAGGCTATAGAGGAAAGAACTAATGCAACAGAACTATTAATTCAGAAACAAGAAGAATTAAAAAATAAAGAAAGTGAGATTGCAGAAAAAAGAAAAGAACTGTTGAAATTAGATGGAAAACATGATAGAAATAGTCGAATAAAAGCAGGAGTTATTAAAGCGAGAATTAAACAGTTAGAGGAAGAGAAAGATGCGATAAACGACAGTGTAAAAGCACAATCGGAAGTTATACAAACATATATTGATGATATAAGTGCATATGAAACAAATGCTACATTAGTTGCTGAAGGAACTGAAGAAAGTTTGAAAAAAGTAACGGAAAGTATTTATTACAATCAACAAAGAGTTAGCGATAATTCTATTCTTACATTACAATCACAAATTAATAATTCTGCAACATATTTGCAACAGTTGAAGGATAACTTTGAAGAAACAGGAAATGAAATAACCAAAAAACAAATAGAAGAAGAAAAAAAGAGATTAACAAGTCTAATAGATAGCTTAACACAACAGACATCAGTAACTCAAGAAATGACACCTGAGTTAGTTTCTGCATGGGAGAATTTGGCAAATTTATCATATGATGAATATAGTAATACAATTTCAAAGATGAGTCCAGAAATGCAGGAAAAGATACAAGAAGTAACTGGTGTAATAGTTAATAATACACCATATGCAAAAAAAGTAACGGATGATTTTGCAAATGTAGTAGTTAATAGTTTAGATAAGAAACAAGAGTTCAAGAAACAAGCTATTGAATCATTGACTTCTTATATACTTGGCCTTTCAGATGAAGAACAGAAAAGTCTTTTAAAGCAAGCTGGAATAGAAAATGTAGATGAAGTTATTGATGGATTAAATAAAGGAAAAAAATTATCTGAAGATAAAGGAATAGAAATATTGAAGGGATTATCAACAGGTTTAAAAAATACTACTTGGCAAGATTCTTTATTTGGAATAGCTAGCAAGATAGCTTCTAAATTAACTAATGCTTTTTCAATAAAAACTTCGATTAATACAAGCGGATTACCTGGACATAAAGATGGATTATCTTATGTTCCTTATGACAATTATGTTGCAAGGCTACATAAGGGTGAAAGAGTTCTTACAGCGAAAGAAAATAAAGAATATATGAGTGATAATATAAATAATAAAATCTCAAACAATAACATAGTTTTGAATTTTTACCCTAGGGTAATGAATGAAAATGATCTTGCAATGGCTTTTGATTATGTGGACGAAAGATATGGTAAAAAATATCATTGATATAACTTATTTAGTAAAGGATGATATAATGTGTATGATTATAAGGATATAAGAAATTTTTATTTTGAAAATGAAAAAGGTCAACAAATAGACTGCCAAAAAGTAAATGGCGGTCTATTTTTGTATAATATAACAGGACTTGGATATGAAGAGGAAATTGAATATGAAAGAATAGGAAATACATTTATACCAAAAACAAAAAAAATAAAACAAAATCAAATTAATGGAGATCTGGAATTTTATGATATGACATATGATGAATATCTTAATTTTGTTAATTTCATATTGCTTTCAACAGAATTAAGATTAATATATATTCCTAAAACAAAAGATAGAAAGAAGTATTATAGAGATATAGATTTTTGTAAAATTGATAAATCAGAAGAAGATGATTTCAATGTTTTGTCTTGTCCAATAATTATTTTTTGTAAAAGCTTATGGTATGAAGAAGAAAAAACATTATATACAATAGAGCCTATTGATAATGAAATGAGATGGGATTTTGAATGGGATAGTAGATTTACAGATTATAGCTCGAGAAGTCAAGAATATGTAAATAAAGGTCATGTTGAAGCTCCTATCGAAGTTGTTATAGAAGGCCCTGTAAAAAATCCGATAATTGAGTTATATGTCGAGGGAGAACTTTATCAATCGATTTCAATTAATATTGAACTTGAGGAATATGAAAAATTGTTGTATGGAACAAAGGAAGATAATTTCTATTTACAAAAACAAAATACTGATGGAAGTATGCAAAATTTGTTTAGTTTAGATTATTTAGAATTTTATAATAATGAAGTAATAAGGCTACCAAGAAATAAAAGTTGTAAGATTCTTTTAAAGGCTGATGGAGAAATTTTAAATGCTCAAATAACAATCTATCCTCGATATAAGACTGTATAAGGGAGGATTGGATATGGAGACAGAAGTAAAGTTTAATGATCAATATTATATAGCAAAATATAATAAACAAACAGGATATTATGAAGTTGAATTAACTGCTCCAGATACAGGAGGAATATATCCTGCAGAAATTAAATTTACAGATCTATTTGATCAAGTATATCAAGATTCAAAGAATATTCAAATTTGTATAAAAGAAAAAATAAAGATTGATACAAATACGAACATTATGTGGATTTTTGATTATAAAGATTTCTCTGTAAAAGATATTGTAGAAATATCAGATTTTGAAATAAATATAGATGAAGAAACAAATTCAAACTCAATTTTAAAAATATTAAAGAAAACTACAGCAAAATCAAAAGATATTATAGCCTTTAAGAAAAATAATGAAGTGATATATTGGGGAATACTTGATAATATTCAAAATGAAAATGGAGAAAGCATGTATCAATTTATTTCGAAATATATCACAAATTTATTTGATAGAAATATTTTTTTAGAAAACGAAGGATTAATCAGAACAACAGGAGTAGAAGATTTTATTGCAAATGCAATAACAAAGAATTTCATTAATAACGTAGATACTTTTATTAATTTAAATTGGCTGGAGATAGTTGTAAAAACGCATACAAAAAAAGAAATATCTGTAACAAATGTTGAAAATGGAATATTTAATTTACATACATGGATGACAAACTGTACACAAAATTATGATATTGTGTATAGTTTTTCTATTTTAAATAAAAAACTTGTGATGACAATCGAAAATAAGACATTTTCAAAAGAGCTTATAGATACAAGTGCACAACCAATTTCTAATTATAATGAAGTTTTTGAAACAAATGTTGTAAGTAAAGTTATAGTTAAAACTTCTACACAAGATTATACGTTGTATTTAAAAAATGATAGAACTACAACAACAGATATGAATGATGAAGATAGAGCAGATGGAAAAATAGAAGCGGTTTATACTGAAAATTATGAAGACGCAAGACAAACAGCTTTAGATAAGATGAAAGCTAATTCTTATAACCATAATATAACATTTGATTACCTTGAAAGGTATATAAAAGTTGGTACACCAATTGCAATAAAAACGAAAGAGTCTTTAATATTTGACAGCTATATTTCTGCAATAAAAATAACTCAAAGTAGATTTATTACATATACATGTGGAAATATTCGTGTCAATTTTATAGATAAATTGTTAAAAGAAAGGAGAAATTAAAATGTTAAAAGGTCATGTTTTTTCAAAGCAATTATTTGGAAATCCCATTTTTGCGTTATTTATTAATACATTTTTAAATGGAGAGAACGGTATTTCTAATAACTATAAAAACGGAATGGCAATAACTTATAGTGGAGATACTTTAACTGTTGATAGTGGTGCAGTTTGTATTCAAGGAAGATTTTTAGAAGAAGTTTCGGAAACAACAATTGCAGCAGGAACAGATAGTGCTTATTGTAAATTGGTGATCGAAATTGATTTAAGTAAAAACAATACTGCCGAGGAATTTAAACAAGGTTCATACAAGATAATAAAAGGACAGTCAGATTATTCGGAACTAGTGAAAAACAATATTGTTAAAGAAAACGCAGGAATATATCAATATGAACTCGCTAGATTTAAAACTTCAGCATCAGGAATAAGTGATTTTCAAGATATGAGAACTTTTCTAGATTTTGATAGCATCTATGGATATATAAGAAATGAATTTAAGAAAATTTTGGAAGAGTTGGAAGAAGAATTAAGACAAGTTGAAGATGGTAGTGCATACGTTCTTAAAGCAACATATGATGAAGAGATACAAAATTTACAGAAAAAAATAACTGTAGGAAGTGATATACCAACAGGTGGAGAAGATGGGGATATATATATACAAATTTTTGATTAGGAGGTAGCTTATGGCAACAGAAATTTTTACTGAAAATTATGATGGAACATATGGATATTTATATGAATTTAAATTAGAAGCAGAAGAAAGCAATGTTTCCATAAGTGAGAATAAGAGTACAGTTACGGTAAAGGCATATTTAAGAAGAAAAAATTCAAGTAATAATGGTGCATTTAATTCCAATGGAACAGAATGGAAAATTGTTATTAATGAAGAAGAATTTTCGGATACAAGTAAATGGGATACCAGAAACTCAACAAAATGGATTGAATTAGGAAGTGCTAGTAAGGTAATTTCTCACAACAGTGATGGAAAGAAATCTATTACTATATCGGGTTCTCACGTTGGAAATAGTGCATCAGGAAGTTCAAAGATGGGAAATGCTTCAGGAAGTGGAACACTTAACCTGACTGATATTCCAAGAGAATTTAGTAGTCTTCCTAAATTGGAAATAACCAGTAGATCATTAACAAGTGTCACTATTAAATGGACGACTAGCGAAAATGCTGATAGAAGTCAATACAAAATAGATAACGGAAATTGGGTAGATGTAGAAACAAATATAAATAAAAAAACAGGGACAATGACGATAAATGGTTTAACACCAAATACAAGATATACAATATATGGTGATTTTAGACGTAAAGATAGTGGAATGTGGTGTCAAACTAAACCTAGTATTTCAGTTACAACATATGATATTGCAAGATTAACAAAATATTCTAATTTTAATTTGGGTGATAGTGTAAAAGTACAATATTCCAATCCTGCAGGAGCTCCTATCCAAGTAGGAATATACCTTAATGGAAGTACGGCGATAGCACCATATAGAAGTTGTAGTGGGACAAGTTATACATTTATTTTTACTGATGAAGAGCTAGATAGAATGTATAAACTTATGGGTGAAAACACATTGACTGCATACATGTATATTAATACTAATAATAACACTTGGAGAGAAAGTAAAGCTATAACAATTAAATTAACAGGAAATCAAAAAACAGTACGAATTAATGATTCACGGAACAAACAAAAGAGGTAAAGTTTTTGTGAAGAATAATAACGTATATAAAAGAGGTGTTTTTTGGATTAAAGTTCAAGGTTCCTGGAAAAGGAGTATATAATGTCTAAAATTAAAGAAATTATAGTAGAACCTAGCAAAGTTTTTGTGGGTTCTACTTTTTTATTAAAAATAAAAGCTATAAGGTATGTAACATATCAAGAATTAAAAGACAGATTAAATAATACAACAATTCAACAATACACTTATAGTCAATTGAAAGGAGAATGAAAATGGCAAGAACAGATGAAGGAATAGAATATCCAAATGACTATGATGCTAAAGCTGATATTTTGGCAGATTTAGAAGCAATGGCTGCAAGTATTGATCTAATAATTAAAAATTTAAAATCTTCTGAAGAATCAAACTTAGCAAATAAAGTAGACAAAGAAACAGGCAAAAGTTTAATGACAGACGAAGAAAGACAAAAGCTAGCAGGATTAACTAATTACGATGATTCAAATATAAGAGAATTAATATCTGATATGTCAGATACTTTAGCTAATATAGCTGAAAGTTTAGATTCTCTATCAGAAATTCAGGAAAGCCAAAATCAAAGTATTTCAAATCTACAAACAAACAAAGCAGATATATCAGATGTACTAATCATAGAAGAAGAGGAGGAGATAGAAGATGAATAAATCAAATTATATCTCAAAAGCCTTGAGGCTGTACACACACACACACACACACACACGTATTTTATCAATGGAGAAAGGAGGAAGTACTAATAGACTTCTAACTTTCGGTAAGGTAGGTGATACCTTATGAGATTGATAAAGAAGTTAAATGCTAAACTAGATTCAAATTTAATTTTATTCCACAAGAAAAGACTAGATGAAATAATAACAAATTACTTTAAATTAAGAAATCAATTACCTTTTGTATCAGATGAAGGTACAGAGATTACTTTAAATAATACTATTGAAAATCCAATGTTAAGTTTTAATATCAAGGGTAACAGTATACAGGAGACTACAGAGGGATATAACATAATGAATTTTGATGTAGAAGGACAAAACAGTAATGTAACAGTAAATGATGATGGAACTATTACTATTAATGGTAAAGGTGGATTTAGCTTAAAAATGAAAGAAATAACATTAGAAGCAAATCAAACATACAGACAGAAAATAGAAATAGTTAGTGGAAACGTAGAAGATAATATATTTAATGCTTTATTATCATTTAAGTCTAATGTTTGGCTTACACCTACAACTTATGTTGAATATACGCCAACAGAAAACGAAACAAAATCAACTATTTGGTTAAATGCAAGTAAAACATTTAATAATTGTAGATTAAGAATATGGGGATATAAAGGAACAGATGACAAACCATTCGAGAAAGCAACAGATGGAGCTTCTCCTAATCCATCATATCCAAAACCTATATATAGTGCGGGAGATAATGGAAGCATAACAGAAAAAATAGTAAATAAGAATTGGTTTAATAAAGAAACAACAACAAGTCAAGTTGGATATTTTACTCCAACAGGTGAATTAAAAAGTGGTGGAAATTCAACAGTAACAACAAGCTATACACAAATACTTCCAAATACAAATATGTATTTAAGTGGGGTATCTTTAGAAAATGTGTGTTATTATGATGAGAATTTTAATTTTATTGAAAGAGTTACAACTGCATCAGCAAAAATTAATAAAAATGCAAGATATATAAGATTTCAAGTTGCAACAAGTAATTTTAATTTAGATAATGTTCAACTAGAATTAGGTTCATCTGCATCAACCTATGTCGCACATCAAGAACAAACCTATACAATCCCAGTGCAACAACCAATGCGTTCAATAGGAACAGTAAAAGATAGTTTTGTTAAAGTTAATGAACATTGGTTTGAAAGACACCTTCCATTTATTGAAAGCTATAACGGAGAAGAATTACCTGAAGATGTTTATACAAGAAAAAATCTATTTAAAACATGGACAAATGGACAATATACTTCAAAAGGTATAACGTTCACATGGAATAGTGATGGTACATTAACATTAAATGGAACTGCGACAGATACTCTTCAAATAAATTATAATAATATACAAACAATTGAAGGATTAAATAAAAGGTCATCAATAAGAAAAATAAACGGAGTTATTACAGAAGGATCTATTACTTTTATACACTATACTTCAAATTATCAAGGAACTAAACAATGCTCTGTAGATAAGGATAGAACATTATCTTCAACTGATTTATATAATTTAGCCTATTCAATTTTTAGAATACAAGTATCAAACGGAGCTATTTTAGATAATGTTACAATAGCACTTCAAATTGAAGAAGGTTCAGAAGCGACAGAATGGGTTCCATATAGTACAAAATATTGTAATGACAAATCAATGTCAACAACAGGACAATTTTCAACAGGAGCGAGTGTACAGTATGTAGATGAAACCAATTGGAATATGCTACCATGCACAAAAGAGCAAATAGCTATTTTGGAAAAATTACCAGAAACATACAGTGGACAAACCAATATTTATAGCTTAGATGAAACCCCTGCTTATATAGAAGCAAGTGGAATATATGATACAAAGGATCTAGTAACAAGAGTAGAAGTATTAGAGAGTTTAGCGTAGTACGAAATTTTAATGAAAATTGTAACTTTAAATAAAAAAATAAGAAGCGATTTTATATATGACAGAATACTAAAGAAAAATTTAGAAGCAATTTTAAAAGATTATACAGAAAGATTACAAGATGCAGAAAAAAATAGATTAATTGCACCAAAGAATGGAACTTCAATAAAAATAAGTGATAGTGCAGATAGTAGAGTAGTTAGTATAGGAGTCAAAGGAAATAGTGTACAAAATACTACAAAAGGTTATCAATTATTAAATATACCAGACAATGTTATGACAGTATCTGGGGTAACAATAACAATAAAAAATGGAATAATAAATTTTAATGGAACAGCAACCGCAAATGTATATAAAATCATAGTGTCGGATGTAGCAATTCAATCAGAAACAAATCAACAAATTACATTTGTTAGAAATAGAGTTCCAGATGCTTCAATAGCACCTCCATATTTCTTATTAACAATAGATGGAACCGAATATAATATGAACAATCAATCTTCACATATTGATTATAGAACTATATCAGGAAAAATTGTTACGAGTTTGAAAGTATCTATAACTTCTGGACAAACTTTTAATAATGTAATAACAAATCCTTTAATATATATTGGAGATTATGATAGTTCAAAAATATTTGAGAATTACACAGGAGAAATAGCCTCTCCTAATGCAAACTATGAACAACCTATATTAAGCAGCGGAGATGATAAAAATTTATTTGATACAGATACTTTAATAATTCCGAGAACAAGTAGAGGAATAGAAATATCAATAAACAGTGATAAATCTATAAAGCTAAAAGGAACTGCTACACAAAATAACTTGTATTTTTCAGCAGATGACAGCAATAAAACTTTAATAAAAAAAGGAACATATATATTTACATCTAATACATCTTATTTAATTCAGCTACAAATGAAGAAAGCAACAAGTGGAACAACATTTACAGTCAACAGAGGTTCAACTATTACTTTAGATGAAGATAGTTATATTTACAATGGCTTAATTTATACAGTAAATGGAACAAGTTATGATGAAGATGTTTATTTGAAATTCCAGGAAGGCTTAATAGCAACACCATATTCTCCTTATGGAATGGGAAGTATATCAGAAAAAATAGTAGGAAAGCAATTATTTCAAAATGAATATATTCCAATTCCAAGTAATACAATTAATGCTTTCTTAAAAAAAGGAACATATACAATAGCAACTTGTGATGGAATTTCTTTTAATAAAAATGTTTATATTAAATTATTTGATAAAAGTCAAAATATAGTAACAACTAGTGGACATATAACATCGGTAGGAACAACATTATTATTTTCAAGTTCTTCATATAGTTATTATGGAGCAGCAGGAGTAAGTTATTTCTACTTTACCTTAGATGATGATTATTATTTATCAATTGGACTTTTAAATAGTGATAATACAAGACAAGTTATGTTAGTAAAAGGACAAGAATTAGAAAGAAATTATCAAGCCCATCAAGAACAAACATACACAATACCAACTCAACAACCTATGCGTAGTATAGGAACAGTAAGAGATGAATTTCTAGAAGGAGAAAATATAGAAAGACATAATTTGATAAGTGTTGCTTTTGATGGAAGTGATGATGAAAGTTGGAGTAATCAATTTGGAGAAAGTTTATTTGGAATAAATCTAACAAATAAAAAAATAAATGCAAGTAGTTTAGCATATTGCAATTATTTTATATTTCATAATGTACAAAGTGGATTAAATAATAATCTAGCACATGGAGAATTTTCTATACAGATAGGCACAACAGATACTTTATATATTAAAAATACTGATTTTACAACAATAGCAGACTTTAAAAACTGGTTAAAAACACACCATATAGAAGTAATATATCAATTAGAAACACCATTAGATTTACCATGTACAGATGAGCAAGTTGCAGCAATAGAATCTTTCCTAAAAGCTCGTACATACAAGAATGTAACAAATATATATAGTGAAGATGAAGTTCCAGCATATATAGATATGACTTATGTAAGAGATAATGAAACAGTAATAAATAATTTAGAAACAAGGATAGAAACCTTGGAAAGTGAGGGATAAAAATGACTATTATAGAGAAGAAATCAAATAGAAAGAAAATGTCAATTTTAAGTTTAGTAAAAAAGGGAGAATATTCAGTAGCATATGCTTTAATGCTAGTAGAAGAATTAAGTGATGCAGGAAGATTAACAGATGATGATTATGATGAATTAGCTACATATTTAGAAGATTTACTAAATGAAGAGAACAAGGAAGAAGAAATACCAAATGAAGAAGTTGTAGAATCAACAGAAAGTGAGGAATAGTATGGAAAATATAATCCAGAATATACAATTTACAAATTTTGTGTGGGCTGTACTAGCCCCTTTAATTTTGATGATACTAGATGTAATAACAGGATACTACAATGCGTGGAAAAGAAATGAAGTATCAAGTTCTAAAATGAGAGATGGTTTAGGAAAGAAATGTGCAGAACTTTGTTACATAATAGTAGGAATTATATGCAGATATGCAATAGGGACAAGCTCTATAATGTACTTTATGATTTTATATGTATGTTATATGGAGCTTGTTTCTTTAGCTGAAAACTGTGACAAATTAGGATTTCCTATGCCAATAAAATTAAAAGAGAAACTAAACAATAATAGAGAAATACTATTTGGAGTTCAAACAGAAGTTAACGAAGATACAATTGAAGAACTAATTGAGGAAGGAGTTGTTGAAAATGAAGATGAGAACAACGAAACCGAGCAATAATAAATTCTTTATAACAAAATCAAAAGGTGGCTATTCTACTTGTATAGTAGGAAAACCAACTGATCGTAATGCAAATGTACTATCTAATTGTGTAGGTTATGCCTGCGGAAGATTTAATGAAATAATAGGATCTATGAAATATCCACAACTTAATTGTAATGCAGAAAATTTTATAGAAAGAGCTAAAACATTAGGTTTAAAGATTAGTGCAGTTCCTACATTAGGTGGAATAATGGTGTGGCAAAAAGGGACATTGTCTAGTAATGATGGTGTAGGGCATGTTGCAGTAGTAGAAAAAATAGAAGGAAATACAATAACGACTTCCGAAAGTTCTTATGGAGGAAGTCCTTTTTATACTGTAAAAAGAACTAACTCTAATGGTAGATGGGGAGCAGGAAGTTCTTATAAATTCAGAGGATGTATAATTAATCCTGCAGTTAAAGAACCTAAATATACAACAGGTACTTATGTAGTTACTGCAAGATTGTTGAATGTCAGAGTAGGTGCAGGAACTAATTACAGAAATAAAAAATACAATGAATTGACAAACAACGCAAGACAACAAAATAAAAAATTAGGAAACGAAAAAGCAAACGGATATCTTAAAGGTGTTGTATGTACTGTAACAAAAATTCAAGGCAACTGGGGATTAACATTATCTGGATGGATTTGTTTAGATTATTGTAGGAAAAGGTAGCTTAATTGCTACCTCTTTTTTTTATGGGAAATTATATTAATAAAAAATAAAAATGTCTTTAAATCGATTTTCAGCGGTTGAATGTTTTAGCTAATACGCAAAATTCGACAGACTTTGCAAGAATAATGTAGTATAATAGAATAAAGAGGTGATTAATATGTTACTAAATTTTCTTATATGGATTAACAAAAGAAAATTAGACAGAATGATCACGCATGGAGAAAGCTATGAAGAGATATTAAAGCAAAGTCAAAAGTTGGACATGTATATTAATATTTGGATGAAAAATTGGGTAAGATTTAAAGGAAAAAATTAATGCAATTTTTAATGCAACGCCAAAAGAAAATGATGAAAAATAATAAAAATTGAAAAAGGCTAAAAACAAAAAAATAGCGAAAAATAAATATATAAGAGAATTAATAAAAAATGATAAAAAACGACAAAAGAGCTTTATAAATCTTAGGAACCAGTACCTAGTGTGTGGGGGTTCAAGTCCCTTCATCCGCACCAATTATTTTGTAATATCAAGGTTTTTAAAGATTGAACTTTGGTATTATTTTTTTGCTTTTTTAAATTATTAATCTTAAATGAAATACTTATATTAAATCAACTTATAGGTTCTCTAATTTTGATAATATTATAGATTAAAAACATTCTAAAACGTTGATTTCTTTGACATTTTAAGTATTTTGTTGTATAATATAATTACGAACTAAAATGGTTCAAAATGTGGTCCATACCACAGTACTTGTATGGTAGAAAGGAAAATATGAAACTTAGAGACTTTTTAAAAGAACATGAGGAGATCGTTGTGGAAAACAGCGAAAAGAAATCTGAATTTGCATGTGAATTTCTCCCTGTTGCTGATTGGTATTTATTACAAACCAATCATGGAAGATGCTTTACTTGCAAGGATGATTTTAAAAAATCAGAAGAAAATGTTGGAAAGAACTGGGAAGATGTTGAGTTCGCCAGCATTCATGAGGGAAGAGTAAATCCTTTCTAAATTCTTTGTCCATTTGCATGCAATTAATTTGCTTGTAAATGGACTTCTTTTGATTAAAGAAAACTACATTTTTCATAATTGAAAGAAATAGCAGAAGTATTTCTTATGGTTTTCGAGTTACTTAAATATTATAAATGACATAAGAGCATACAGAAAATGTCATGACATAAAGAGGTCGACAATAAACAACTTTGTACATTCACTTGAGCAAAAACTTCTATAAATATATTATAATTCAAATTGTTATTAGAGTTATTATATTATTTTTTACTTTATATTTAATAGAATAATTATGTTTTAATAGATAATACTTGATTTATTTGGATTATTATAGTAAAATTATTATGTGAAGGTTTTGAAAATACCTTCCGATTAAATTCGGAGGGTAAATCCTCCGAAGCATATAATATAGGAGGAAAAACAAAAATGAGGACAATTGATGAACTTAAAGCATTAGGAAACTTTAAAGTTGAGGAAAAAAAAGGATTCTATAATTTTACTTATGAATCTGGAGACAATAAACTCTATGTATCGGGTAATGTTTTCGGTAATACTCGCTATGAAGTTTTAAATGCTTTAAGTGTTCTCTATGCTATTGCAAGAGAACATTTATACGTTGAGGTGAAAATTAAAGAATTAGAATTTAATATTTATCCTACAGCCGTAATCGAATAGTCTTCAAAAACTGTGGAAAAATGCAAATTTCTACAGTTTTTTTAATTAAAAATCAATTGATTTATTAGTGAAGATGTGACTATTATTTAGATTATAAGATATAAGATGATATAATGTAAATATATTGATGATATAGACACTATATGATATAATAAAAAATATATAAAATATGAAAGAATGTGAAAAAATGAGATATGTATTAATAGTAGAAGTGATATTTTTTATAGTTGCAATTATATATTTAAA